AGTAATCATTTGCTCGTTAAGGGACACATTGTCGTCCCCAATGTAAAGCCAACCCAAAAGACGCCCATATTTCCCAGTGCCACCAACAAGTTCAGTCCTAACAGACAACTCATCATCACCAGCCAACGTGCCTTCGAGTTTTGCTTTGAGCCATTCGGTTGCGTCGATTCCAAGTGCTTTCTCCTCTAAGTTCTTCGTCCTTTTCTCTGGCGTATCAACTCCTGCAACTCTAACTCTTTCTTTCTTGTATAGATCAAACCCGAGATCAATTGTAACGTCAATAGTGTCACCATCAAGAACACGATTGATCTCCGTCACTCGGAAGTTGTAGCAGCTCTTCCTGCTTGGTGGGGTCAGTCCTGCCATCTTCTAACTCTGCAAATGCTTCTCTTAATATGTATACAATATATCCTAATGCTAATGCTGCAGCAAGGAATGTCAGAATAATTACCGACCATACAGGATCACTTGGATAGTCAAGAGGACGTAATAATAAATTCATTTTTTAACTGGCCAAGTAAGTTCCATTCCTATTGTGAGTAACAGAACAAATCCAAATACAAATACAGCACTCATAATTCAATAATAGATAAGAAAAAAAGAATTATCCCAAAAGAGCAAAACAAACCAGTTAATATAGTTGGTATATAACTACTCATTCCTCTTGCTCCTGGGAGATGGTATCATCTGATATGAAAGTTTATCTCTTAAAAGATTAATTCTTTCTTCATCATAATGGGCGAAGTTGGGATACTTCTCTACTTTTTTATAATAATGTAAAGCATTTTGGATGATTGTAAAATCTTCCATGGTTAATTCAAAGTTCATTACGGTCTCTCAATTTACGTGAATAACACCCGTCATACCCGCTCCTTGATGAGGACCACAAAAGAACTCATAGTCTCCTGCATCAGCAAATTTAATGTCTTGAGATTCGCCAGGAGTAAACATCAGTGATTCCCTAGAAAGATCTACTCTACCTTCAACAATGATATTATGTGGGGGCAACATTCCATTTACGAAATGAACTGTTTCACCAGCAGTAATACTAATATTATCTGGATCGAATACAAGATTTCCATTGGAACCCATTGTCACATCTACAGCGTATGCAATCCCAGGCAAAAATATAATTATTGCTGAAATTGTAGCAACAATAACTGCGCTAATAAACTTCATCATAGTTCATGCAACTACTATATCTATACTATCTTTACGTCTTTATACTTATGTTTTGTTATGACTTCATAACCTTAAAATACTAGCAATCATTGAGAATAGAACCGACCGTAGATCCTGCTTCAGATCCAAGTCTACCACCTAAAAGTGATATCCAACCAGCTGCCAACCATCCAACATATGGAATACCAATCACAGCAGGAACACCAATGCCAGCAGCAATACTAGTTCCTGCCATTGCACCTTGTGACCGTGCTCCAGCGTCCGCCACGATACACTCTATTTCTTTTGCAGACTTTCCCTCGCCGTCTACTACAGCACCTCCTATATTACGAGTTCCATTCATAGTATATTGATCAAGACGATATTCATCACGCTTTTCACTACCACCACCAAACAATCCTCTCCTATCCTTATCTAAGTGAAGCGATCTTTCAGATTCTAGAATAGCAGGATCGTTTGCTTTGTAGTTAATTTTATATCCATCTGGTCCTGCTTCAATCGTATATGAAGAATACTCTCCATGAGGTATATTGATAGTAGGAACTTGAGGTAGTTTTGGTTCCTCTGGTCTATGAATAACATATCCTAACAGACCTATATGAGAAAATACAAAAAGTCCTCCCAATGTTAATGCAATCGTCTTAACAGGTGACTTGCTCGGTGTATTCTCAGTAACTTGCTCGGTCGATTTCTTAGAATTTAACATGATTAAAATGGCGACCAGTACCGTTAATCAATTTTTGCATCTTTTTTCTCCAGTGTAGGTGCTTGCTTTTGTTCGTCTTTCTTCCTAGATGGAAGAACCCCGAACGTAGCCAAAGTTCCCGTGAAGACGCTGGCGATAAAAGTTGGATCGATGTTTTTTTGAGGAATACCAGGAACAGTTACATAATTAAGAGTCAGAATTGCTGCTGACCATCCAAGTATGATAACTCGGACGAGAGTTGATACACCCTCATCCGCCCACTCAAATTTGTTGTCCTTTTTGGCTTCCTCTTTCTTTGTTGGATTTGATTCCATTAGAAAGAAGCAACGCATCTCTATTTAGAAATATATCCTTCTTTAACAAGATACTCGCGTGTCAGTGGTGTAGGAGGATACACATTCCACATCTCACCAGTTGCACATGCACTCAGTGCTGCCATAGTCATACCCTCGGTCTTACCTGCCCACATTGCTTCCTTCTCCCACGGAATTGCTCCTGGTTGTAATACATATGCTCTCCGTGCCATCTCTTGCCACATCTCAGGAACACTTTCCTCTGGTAGGATAATAGCAATCAAACTATTATCAATCGTTCCTGCCATACAATCCTGTGCAGCGTGCCATCCTTCATGACGCATCACACTCATTAATACATGAGGACGATGCATGAATGTTTTGTTCAAGAAGAAGTTATTACTCACAGTATGATAAACACCACGATGTCCTACTGGAAAATACTTTTCATCAGCAAGGAATACGTTAACTCCGATCAGATTCAAGGAATGCAGCATGTTATGAAACTCACCTGTCACTCCAGTAAACTTTTCTGGGTTGGGGAATTGAGATGACACATCCAACATAGAGTAGATTTTCTCTACATCATCAGTACACTCTCGAAGAAGCATACATCCCATGGAATGGTTGGAATAGTAATCATCATCTGTAAGAGGATCTGCAATTGCAGCAGGGACAGCAAGACATGCTGCCATCAAAGCCATAATAATCTTTTTCATAATCAGAAAGGTAGAGCGGGTCCAGTTGTAGATGGTAGAGAAGGAATAGCACCACCAGTGGCATCGGGAAGTTCTGGCATTGCTGCATCCATCATTCCAGGAAGAGCATTAGTAATTGCTTCGGATGCTGCTGCTGCGATTTGATTTTTTGCATTCTCAATAATAGAATCCTTATTGAGATATAGAGCAGTACCGCCACCGACGATACCAGCAGTTCCAACAAAAGAAAGAACTGCTAAAACATTAATTACTTTTTGCATAATAAGCCTCGTAGTATTTGGTAATGCCGTTACAATTTACATTACCTTGGGACACCCAGTCATGGGCACACTCGTATATAGATCGATTACTATATTCTGATTTTTTTTCATTGTCAAGATCAACGCCATACCTACTCAAAAGAATAAGAAGAGATTGCTCTCTGAGTTTGAGTTTCTCTTTACTATATCTCCAGTCACCAATCATACTAGCACCATTTTTTTTGTATAATCATATGCATAAACTTCACGATTACCTTTGATACCCCAACCTAACCAGCGATAAGCAGGTTTCATATAATAACTTATACTTTGTCCACCACCTTCAAACACAGGAAGATTACGTTGGAAGATAGGTTCGTTGATCATCCAACGAGTTTGACCTTCCAAACTACTAGGGTCACAAACATACTTAGCACAGAAGTTTCCAAGACCTTTGTAGCGACCAATACTAGTCCACTGGATCAAACCAAATCCACCATACTTACATTCGGTGTAGGAGACACGAGCACCACCTTCACAGATGTTAGCAATAAATTTAGATTCTTGCTGAATGTTTCCCATGATCGTAGCAAGGGCATTCTTATCAGTAATTTTTGTTTGTTTTTGGAGTTCTTCAAGAACATACTGCTCATTGGGAGTACAATCAGGGCACTTCCAGGTGAGATCGTACCGAATTACAGGGGTACTGACAATATCTTCTTTAGTTGGTGCGGATTTAGAGGCACAGGATGCACCAAGGATCCCTAGTACAAATAGGGCAGCTAAACGACGGAACATTAAAAAAGGAGCGTATTGCCCCCTCATTATAGTGTATTTGGTTTTGCCTGTCAAGAGGGTGACGGTACATAAACTGGTTGCATCATTCCTCCGTCTGGTCCGTCATTGTCATCATCAACATCAATATCAGATAAGACTGCATTAATAACAAAAAGCATTACCAGACCCGATGCGAATACTAACATTTAATTTTCCTTTGTGATTGTGTAACCTAAACTTTCCAAATATTTTACCAAATTCCAGGGATAATCTGGCCACTAACTGCATATGCACCCATTGCTGCAATGACTCCAAGCATTGCTGCCCAACCATTGATGCGTTCTGCGTTATTGTTCATTTGTTTTTCTCCTGAGTTTTGTTGTAAATAATGACTCTGCCATTTTCATGAGTGAACACTAATTCATCATGATACCCCCAGCAGAGTTCTTCGTATAGGGCATTTAATCTCTGCATGTCTTCATAGAGTTGATTGGGGTTAGACATATTACTTTTGACTATTCCCCATATCTATTCCACCATTATAACAGAAAGATTTCAGTTGTCAGAATCCGAACGCACCAAAGAAAAATACACTGCCACTAGTGGCATAAGAGACAACAGCAGCAACAAATCCAAGCATAGCAGTGCGTCCATTCAATTTCTCTGCTCTCTCAGCATACGTCTCATAACCGTAACGCTCTGCGTCAGTCTTAGATACATACATTTGTGGTTCTTTGGCAAACAGATTTTGCTGTCCCTGTTCGTTAGTTGTTACAGTCATGCCACACTCCGTTATAAATCTTTACACATTATATAGCAAAAAAATTCCCCTGTCAAGGGGAATGGTGTAGTAATTAATACTCAATTACTTTCTGTGTCACAAACTTCTAACTTAAGTTTGTTGATTTCTGCCAACAAAATCATGTGTTCACTCTCTAAAGACTCAATTCTCCATTGAAGTTTCTCCACAAGATCATAGACACTTTTACATTCAGAGATGTTTTTTTCTCCTCTGTCGGAGTCTTCATAAAACCACTCCAACATTTTTGACACTTTCTTTTTCATTGGATTGTTTCAACAGCAGCAAGTGCTTTCTGACGAAGGTCCTCGGGGAGTGGGACATAACCAAGACCATCAGACATTGCCTGTGCCTTCTCACTCAACATATAACGAAGAGTTTCTTTCACACCAGTCTTAGACTCAGGGTATGCTAGGACCCAAGTAAGGGAGACAATAGGATATGCGTTGGCACCAGCAGGATTAGCATCAGCACCACGAAGTTGATCGTCCAAGATGATTCTCGATAGACCTGCTGCAGATGTTTCAGCATTTGCTGTGACATAGTTACCTGCTTTGTTTTGTAAGGATACTTGTTGAATCTTACCACCATTCACATAACCATAATTTAGATACCCGATAGCACCAGGAACCTGTTTCACTTGTGCGGCAACACCAGAGTTACCTTTACCACCAACACCAGCAGGCCACTTTACTGCCTTACCTGTGCCGACATTCTCTTTCCATTCAGGAGAGAATGCTGATAGTGAGTTAGTGAAACCTTTTGTGGTGCCACTACCATCAGAACGGAAGACAGGAACAATAGTTTTACTCTCACATCCAAAGGTAGACCAGTTAGTAATCTTACCAAGATATACATCAGCAAGTTGTGTCTGTGTCATCTTAACATCACAACCAGGCATATTGTAAGCAGGAACAATAGCACCACCAGTCATGGGAATATGGACCATTGGAATGGTTTGCTTCTCATCACTTACAGCACCATCACTGGCACCAAAGTCAACTGTGTTAGCAATATACTGACGGACACCAGCACCACTACCAACTGCTTGATAGTTTACTTGATTGCCAGTTTCACCTGCCATGGATTGAATCCATGCTTGATACAAAGGAGCAGGGAATGTTGCACCTGCTGCATCTAGTCTGAATGTAGTGCTTTCTCCCGAACCACATGCCACCATTAGAGGAGTGGCAGCAGCGATTGTTGCGAGTGCTTTGAGTTTCATTTTAATAAAAAAACTTTATTATATAGAGATAATTAATACAATTTTAACCATTAAAAAAGGACCCTCGTCAGGGTCCCCGAACATCTAGATGTTTATGTGTTTATATTGAATATCAGAAGCTGTACTTCAGACCCAACTTAGTACCGTAACCACGGTCAATGTCAGCATCGCCAGATCCGACGAATGAGACTTCGCCGTATGCACCCAGGGCATCGGTCAATGCAAGACCCAGACCTGCCTTACCAGAGGGAACGGTATCGCCTTCACCGCTGTCAGGAGAGAGCACGGTAGCACCTGCTTGGACGTAGTAAGAAGAGTTCTCACCAATTGCTCCTTCGTAACCTACGTGCAGGTCAGTATTTGTACCATTGTAATCGGATCCCGTGAAACCAGAATTGGCTTCGACGTTAACGTAAGGGCCTGCAAAGGCAGCGCCAGCAGATACGGACAGGGCAGCGGTTGCTGCGAATACAGATTTAAACATTTTTTACCTTTAAATATATCTCGTGGAGTATCCCACGGATGGAAAGAACCTCGACTTGGTTCTGTTAAGTATTACCTTCTGTTACTTTAATTGCCTGAAAGACAAAAGGTTAAGTATTTATACTACTTGAAGTTTTGCAGTATGTCAAGTGGGTGGGTTATCCGCCTCTTTTGCCCTTTGAGCAGCAGAGTTCTCGGTAATTCGACCGAGATATGGATCATAGTTCATATGATCTCGGATGTCAACACTAGCACCACTCTGTTGCCACCAGTTCAAGAGAGCATCATGTGGACCTTTGTGGAACACGCCAACGTGTTCCTGATGTATTGTAGAACCAAAGTTTAAATTGTATAAGAACACGGGAATAGTATAGGTTTTACCAGTCTCAAGAATAACATCTTCAGACACGGCTCTTGGTTTCACCCCGTTGTCCAGTTTAAACTTATCACCACGAATATGATTCTTAATAATCTTAGCAGCATGATGCCTAGAAATTAAGTAAACCGCTGCAGAGAAGTCATTGATAAACTTAAGATGTAGTTTAACGTGAATGTCTCCTGTACAAATGGTAGTCAACTGAAGACAGTCCCAATCATATGGGGCAAGACCAAAGAATTCTTTCCAAGTAAAGTTCCAGTATCGAGCAATGTCAAAACTCACATCGTCCTCAACGATCATACAGTATTCATCGTTAGTCTCTTCATAGAAGTGCTTGATTGCTTTGAGATGACTCAAACAGCAACCAAGTTCTCCTGGAGTGATATTGTCTGGAACTCGTCCTTTTAAATGATAGGCACAATCATCTGTGCGGCCATCAAAACCAGAAATACGAGTATGATTAGTAATCTCCCAATATTTAAATTGTGCTTCCATATAGATACGACGTTGTTCGTCAGCATCTAAATTTAACCAATAGATATGTGGAAGACCCTGTAACTTGAAAGCAGATTTGTTTTTATCCATTATCAAAAATACTTAGTCAGTTTTTCTCTATCTCCTTTGATATAAGAGATGCATTCCTTCAGATCGTCTTGAAGACTATTCCAAAGTCCTCCCATCTCTTCGCCTGCAGAATTCTTATTGTAGTTGGTTCCTTTGGCATGTTGAATCTGGTGGGCATAGTCACGGATAACGGGTCTACCTTTTAAGAAGGAAATACCATTCATCACTAGATCCCATCCCCAACCCATCTTCATACGTTCGTGAGTCATAACGTTAGGCAGGTCTCTTGCATAGTATTCATCAATGATGTCTCTATGCACGAACCATACCGTCTCGTCAGTACAAGCAACCATCTTGATATTTTCATCTTCCGATTCAATACCATCGATATCGGTATGCTCAGGTGTATACCAGACGTTTGTTACGTCAGGGGCATATACCCCCCACTCATACAAATTATAACACTTTCTCGCGTCTTTGACAAGTTGTTCGTAATTATTAAAGACAGTATCACCTTGACAATGCATCAAAACTTTCTTATCTGGTTTCAGAAGATCAAGTGCCTTGCGGAACTGCATCGTGAAATATGCCTCGTCGCCAAGATCAATCCAACCTTCGCGTGTATTCTCTTCATCACTATTGATAACAGTCACTTCACCAAAGATTTGTTTCAGAGAATCTTCAATAGCGCATGTCTTCTCAAACTGGTTCCTCCAGTTAAAGATAAATGGTTGAATATCTTTGGTCCTAATCTGTGGGAACCTTTCAATATATCCGTGCTCACTAAAGTCACGATGATCCCCATGATCATTACTAGTATCCAAATCCTGGTACAAAGTCTCCAGAGATGGATTCAGAATACGTGCATAGTTTGTGATATTGGAAGACTTTCCAATCATCGTCTTACACATTGACAGGGTAGTTGCATCAATAAGAACCTCATCGCCAGCCAAAATCCTCTCAGGAGAGTTTGGTTGTGCCTGAATGGAATAGTGCAGGCCAGCATTACTCATGGTCCTTTGATGGTCATAGCAATATACTTCGACACCTTCAAATTTTTCTCTGAAGATATCAACAATATTGGTCTGATCTGTAGCAAGGAAGATTGCCTCGTAATCTCCAGTGGCAAACTCTTCTTCAGTTGCTTTCAGATATTTTTCAACAGCGACAAACTCAGTGTGACCCACACCGTCAGTCCCACGATAATGTACACCCAAACAAGTTGCATACTTTTCTGCTGTAATTGCATCAAGGATCCCCAGTACTCTAGGATTAAAGGGAATATACTTCCGGTATTTATTTAAATCAAAGTCCCTAAACGTTCCCCAAGGATAATCGCAATCAAATAAATCTTGAGTGTTTGCTGCTTTTGGAGCATCATCAGATACTTTAGAAATATCAAACCAGTTGCTTGGGTCACCATAAAGCATAAACATTGAAGGATCTACACAAACCTTATTCAGATCTACTCCTGCCTTCTCTAATGCTCTGTAACTAGTCAAAATAGTAATGAAGTTGGATAGGAAACCTCGATGATTTCCCTCCATCAACTTAATGTCAAAACTCATTTCAGTCTCCTTTTAATACGCAATAACTATCTTCGTCAAAATGTTGTGTTGAGAATTCAAATAACTCAGATGGTTCGATAGCAATCATCTGATGTCTGAGTCCACGATAGATGTGAAACTTATCTCCTGGTGTTAGGATAAGATCTTTTGCACCTTCCAGACTGTCAGTGT